AGCCGGGCAAAAGAGAGATGAGATTTATGAAGTAACTGCCTTTGATCATTTAAGATCGATTGGCTTAACTGCTAGACCAACTGCAACGAATGATTTTAAAGTTAGACGAGAGGCTGGTGCAATGCCAATGAATAGATTGATTGAAGGTAAGCCTGGTCTATTAATTGATAAAAGATGTAAAAGACTTCGTAAAGCATTAAGTGGTGGTTATCATTTTAAAAGAGTACAAGTATCTGGAGCTGAACGATTTAGAGATCAACCAAACAAAAATGAACATTCCCATGTCGGTGATGCTTATATGTATTTATTATTAGGTGGTGGAGAACACAGAGCTTTAACTAGAGGACATAATCCTAAGTTTAGACAATCAGTCGCAAATACGGATTTTGATATATTTTAATGAGTAGTAAATCTAAAATTAAAGGTACAAGAGTAGAAAGAAAAATAGTAAAACTATTTGAGGACCTGGGTATAAAAGCGAGGAGGCAGCCATTGTCTGGAGCCTTGCAAGATTTTCCTCATGATGTTCGGGTTCAATTACTTGGTGGATTAAATTGTGAAGTCAAAGCAAGAAAAGATGGAAAAGGTTTTTCAACTATAACAAGATGGAAAGGCTCGGCAGATCTGTTAATAATGGTAGAAGATTTTAAAGAACCTAGTGTATTAATGGATTGGAATTTATGGAAACAAATAGCGAAGATACTAAAAGAAAGTGGAGAGTAAAAGTTTGGATAACAAACGAAATGAAATTAGAAACAGAAGTAGAGTTAGAATGTACAGAAAAAAAATTAAAACAATTATGTTTTCCCAAAAGGTTTAGATTAACTTATGAACCTATCGACACTTGAAAATATTTTTGGAATTAACGGACCTAAAGATAGTTTAACTGTATTACCATTTAAATCTTATTTACTTACTTTAATGGATCTACATCCAGAAGATAAAGCGAATGTAGATCAAATACCTAATTACTATCAATACCTGGACCGAGCAGCTAAGTCTGGTTATGCTTACACAGTTATAGATGGAACTGGTAAACCAATAGTTTGTTTTGGTGTAGCTCCACAATGGCCAGGAGTTGCTGAACTTTGGTTAATACCAGACATGAAACTAATTTTTAAATACAGATTGAAATTTCATAAAGGTGCAAAAAAATTTATGGAGATGTGTGCTGATGAACTTAACTTACATCGGATCCATGTAACAGTTAGTGCTCGAAATGTTCGGGCATTAAAATGGATTGAAAGAATATATTTTAAAAGAGAAGGTGTATTAAAAAAATATACTTTCGATAAAAACGATATGATAATGTATAGTAGGATATTTGAGAGGTAATAATGGGAAGTTTATTTAAAGCACCAAAATATGAGCCACCTAAAGAATTAGATACAACAAATAAATTGTTGGATGAAAGGGAGGCAAGAGCAGAGGCAGCAGAGAGAAAAGAAAAAAGACAAATTGCTGCTAAAGCAAGAACTCGTAGACAAGGTGGAAGATTATTATTTTCTCAAGATAGAGCTATTCCACAATTAGGGGTGGGAGGAAACTTATCTTCTGTACAATCATATTCGAGAAACCCTTATGAAGATGAAAGGATGGTATAATTATGGGTGGTGTTCCAATAATAGGTGATGTAGTTGAAACTGTAACTGATGTAGTTGCTCCTAAAAAAAAGAGAACAGCTGACACTAGACCAGCAGAAGTTTCTAAAGAAAGTGATCCAGCTCCGAAAAAAGATATTTCTAGAGTTTTAAGAAGAAGAAATCCTAGAAGAAGAATTGGTGCTAGTTTAGTTGGTGGAAGATTATTTCCAACTCCTGGAGCTGAGACTGGTAAAGATTACAGTCCAATTCGTAATCCAAGAGACAATTCAACATTAGGATCTTAATAATGGCTGATAGAGAGCCACAAAAATTTTTTCGTAATCCACGACATAGAGATATGGATTTAGAAGAGATTGCAAACAATACTCCTAACAGCGATCAGTTTGATGTTGTTGAAGAGGAAGTAAATGAAGAGGAAGTAAATGAAGAATAGTCTTTATAAAAATATTAATGCTCGTAAAAAAGCCGGGACATCTAGACCAAAATCTAAATCAACAATTTCAAAAGAGGCTTATTCAGATATGAAAGCTGGGTTTCCAAGAAAAAAAAGAAAAAAAGGATTAATGTCATGATTATATTTGGACATACTCCAAGAGAATGGAAACGAAAAGCAAAAGAACATAAATGGTTTATTAGCTCTTTGGTTATTGTTTTTATTTTAGGTGGAGTAATTTTCTAATGGTAGCAAAAAAATATCAAAATCCATCTGGTGGATTAAATGAGGCTGGAAGAAAATTCTATAATAGAACTGAAGGATCCAATCTTAAAAGACCACAAAAATCTGGTACTGATGGCAGACGAGTTTCTTTCGCTGCTAGGTTTGCTGGAATGAAAGGACCATTAGAAAAAAATGGTAAACCAACAAGATTAAAATTAGCTCTTAAAGCATGGGGCTTTGGATCTAAAGAGGCAGCAGCTAAGTTTGCTGCAAACAATAAAGGAACTGCATAATGCATTTAAAACCAGAACAAGTTTTAGATAGATCTAATAAAGCATTTGGTAAAAAAGAATTATGGAGAACAATCTATGAGGATTGTTATCGTTATGCGTTACCTCAAAGAAATTTATATGAAGGTTATTACGAAGGTAATGTGCCTGGACAAAATAAAATGAATATGATCTTTGATAGTACAGCTATTCATTCTGTCCAAAGATTTGCTAATAGAATACAATCTGGATTATTTCCTCCTTACAAAAAATGGTGCAGACTAGAACCAGGAAACGAAATACCAAGAGAAAGAAGAGCTGAAGTACAATCTGCTTTAGATCTTTATTTAGATAAAATGTTTAGTGTCCTTAGACAGTCAAACTTTGATTTAGCTATTGGAGAATTTTTATTAGATCTTTCTGTAGGTACTGCTGCAATGTTAATTCAACAAGGTGATGATTTAAATCCAATTAAATTTACTCCGGTTCCTCAATACTTAATTGCATTAGAAGAAGGACCAAATGGAACTGTAGATAATGTTTATCGTAAATATAAATTAAGAGCAGAAACTATTTCAAGAGAATTTCTAGATGCTAAAATTCCAGAAACATTACAAAGACAAATTAATGATAAACCTCAAGATATGATAGAACTTATTGAGGCTGTTATTTATGATTTAGATAGAGGTGATTATTGTTATCATATCATTCATGAAAAATCTAAAGAGGAATTAGTATTTAGAAAAATAGAACAAAGTCCATGGATTGTAAGTAGATATATGAAAATCCCTGGAGAAGTTTTTGGAAGAGGCCCATTAGTTTCAGCATTGCCAGACATTAAAACTTTAAATAAAACTTTAGAATTGCTTTTAAAGAATGCTAGTATTGCTTGTGCTGGTGTTTATACAGCAGCAGATGATGGAGTAATTAATCCTTCTAACATTCGTATTCAACCTGGATCTATTATTCCAGTTGCTAGAAATGGTGGACCACAAGGTGCATCACTAGCTCCATTACCTAGATCTGGAGATTTCAATGTTTCTCAAATTGTTATTAATGATTTAAGAATGAATATTAAAAAAACTTTATTAGATGATACATTACCACCAGATAATATGTCTGCAAGATCAGCTACAGAAATTGTAGAAAGAATGAAAGAACTTGCTCAGAATATGGGTGCTGCATTTGGTAGACTTATAACTGAGACTATGGTTCCGATCATTCGTAGAACCCTCTTCATTATGGATCAAAAAGGAATGATCCAGCTCCCTTTGAAGGTTAATGGGCTCCAGGTTAAAGTTACTCCTGTTAGCCCATTAGCAAAAGCACAAAACTTAGATGAGGTAAATGAGGTAATGCAATTCTTTCAGATTGCTAATGCTCTTGGCCCTGGTGGTGTTGCTGAATTAAAACCAGATGCTATTGCAACTTTTGTTGGAGATAAACTTGGTATCCCTAGTGAACTAAGAACTTCACCACAAGAGAAAGAAGCAATTATACAACAAAGTATGCAGATGATGTCAGCACAATCGGCAATGATGCAAGGTGCAGCTCCAGGAGCTCAACCTAGTCAACCACAAACACAAGAACCAGTAGAGGCAGTAGAAGAGCAACTTAGATCATGAAGCAAGGATGGGATGGGATAGAGTTCCTAGATGTT